CACACATTATCTGGCTGCTCATCAGCTAGTTTCACTCAGTTCTGCCTTCCGCTTTTCTTTGGCATCGTTTACCTTCTTTAGAGCCTCTTTGTCTTTTGCAACTTCTTTGTACGCAGAGGCAAAGTTTACTTTTAGTTCTACAAGATCGGTAGACTTAGAAATCTTATATAACAGATCTGTTGTGTCTACAGGAACATCATCCCACAAATCCTCACCAACGTACAAGGATAATCCTAGACCATGTAGAGCAATGGCTTTAGCCAGGCATCTCTGCATCGCTGTGTTTACGGCAAACGCATCTGGGTTTGGTACTGCCTTATTGCGATAGTCCATAACAGGTAACTGCGAGGTCATCGACTTGCCAAATGCATTAACTGTGCAGAACACCATTACAGTCTCACCAAACAATACAGGCTGACCATAAGACCAAGTAGCTTGTGGATCGTGCTGTAGCAATGTATCTACAGCCCATGCCCAAGACAGATAAGACAAACCATTCTTCTTCTCGATCTTATCCGATACATCTACATTTCTAAGTTCTAAATATTTAGACATTATTCTTCCTCCGCAATCAATTTGTTTTCGATATGGTCGTGGACTAGAAAATAAATAGCCCGACCAAACTTTTCCCATTCACCTTTATCTGCATACTCTCGCAGATTCTCCCACTTCTCAGCACCTTTGTAATCCGCAGTTGCATCTGCAAGATACTCTTGGAAGTTATCCAAGTCCATCGGATCACATGGCTTACCTTGTTTCATATAGGTAGTCCATACATATTCCTGATGGTCATCAGCTTGCGCCATTTGCCGATATGGTTCTTCCAACCATGCGTCATATTTACTCACGATACACCTCCTGTTTTCCAAACATACGCAATCATCGCTGGTGCAAGCATAAGTATTGCTGCCACAGCACCCCAAAATATATCTTTCCACTCACCTTTAAAGTCTTTCATAATTCCCTTTCAAGAAATAAGCAACATCGCTTATGTAGAACTATACAGATATTTGTAGAATAAATACTAGGTACTTTCCCTAATATGTAGATTTAGTTGTATTAGGTGTAGAATCAATGTTCTACAAAAGGAGATAACATGGATACTGTTGCAAAAACACAACACTTTGACAAATTACTAGAGGTATTCGGTAGTTTTAAGGATATAGCCGACAAATTAGGCATGAAGTATGTAACTGTCTATGCCTGGTCAATGCGTAACAGCATCCCTAAGAAACACCACCAAGCCATCATAGAGGCATCTGAGGGCAAGATAACCGAGCAAGACCTTGCCTAGTCTTAACCAACGCACTATCGCGCTAATGAACGAAAGAGGCTATAAATGCGATGTAGTGGAGTCTTACAACGCTTTTACCAAGCGAAAAAAAGATTTGTTTGGCATATTCGACATATTGGCTATTGGAAACGGAGAGACTGTAGCCATCCAACTTACTTCCAAAAGCAATATGTCTACTCGGATAAAAAAAATAAGCGAATCCCCTATGTTGCCAGAAGTTTTAAGGTCAAATTGGCGTGTCTTGGTTTTAGGCTGGTACAAAAAAGAAAATGGGAGGTACGACTACAAGGAGTTTGAGTTCTAGTAGGCAAATGCCTATTTTAGTAGGCGAATCCCTAGTTGTTGATTTATAAAGACTTAGCAATTTAGCAGCTTTTTAGTTTATAATTTAGTTATCGCAGATCGACCCTGTGGAAGATACCCTTAATGGGTGTTTTGAGGCTTTAGAAAAGTGTCATGCAAGCACATTTTCCTAAAGGGTCGAACTCAGAACATCCTTTAAGGGTTTTTTGTTTTCTGCGTTCGCACTCCAGGCGAAACATAGTGCTTATATCGGCAGCGTGGAAGAAAAGATAGGCTCACTACTAGGATGGCAAGCCTCGCAGACTTAAATGGGTACTGCACAAATTTGTAGATCAAGGGTGATATATAAGTCTACAAATGATTGAACATTAACTTAGGTAGGACTAGTCTAGTACAGATGGGTCAGGTTGATAATGCTTATCACCTAAAGTAGAGTATTGTCTAAAACTTGTGTAATATAAACATTACCTAATGGTATTTAAAGTAACAAATATGTTAAGTTATAGGGAAAGGGAAAAAAAATGATTATCAAATCTGAGTTCTGGTATATTCTACAAAAGCAAATTGAAGCAAGAAAGAAAAAATGATCTTGGTAAAATGGCTTGGCACAATACTCTGTCTTATAGGGATTGGGCTTACCTCTGTCAATATCTATCCAGCCAATATATTCCTCAGTTTGATTGGTAGTGGACTATGGACTATTGCAGGTATATACCAAAGGGATATACCATTGGTATTAGTAGAATCATCAGCAGTAATTATGTACTTTTTTGGATGTGTTTTATACATCTCTTACGAACTTTCTAAATGGTTTTAATATGCATTGGAATCATAGAGTGGTAGACTTTTCAGAAGAAAACAATGGAGAGCCTTGGGTTGAGGTATGCGAGGTTTTTTACGATAAGAATCATGAGCCTTATCTATACACAGCAAGAGGTGTTGGTATCATGGGAGAAGATATAAAGGAAGTAAAGCAGAACTTATTTAGAATGTTAGATTGTTTAGATAAACCAGTTCTTATGAAAGCAGACTTTAATAAAAGCATAAAGGTGTGGATGGATGAAGATACAAGTCAAGATTCTTAAAGAACTACCAGATGGATCGGCAGAGGTCGAACTTAAGATGGATAAGGCAGGGCATAAGTTTATTATGCAAGCAGGGTTTACAGCAGTAATGGAAAGAGCAATAAACGAAAGGAAAAGGGAAAATGACATTCGAGAACTTTTGGCAGCAATACCCCAAAAAGGTCGGAAAGCTAACAGCAAAAAGATCGTGGGAAAAACTAAGTCTAGACAACCAACAAAAGGCACTAGAGGCAATAGTAGAGCATCGTAAGTATTGGGCAGCAAAGGGTACTGATTGGGAGTTTATCCCTCATGCTTCTACTTGGTTAAACCAAGAAAGGTTTGAGGATGAGCTTGTTATAGAGCAGAAAGAGAACAAGCGACCACCTTTACCTTGGTATGCAAGCGATGAACTTACTTTAGCCAAAGGCAGAGAATTAGGATTAAACCCAAATGCAGGAGAAACTTTCGCGCAGTTTAGGACTAGGCTGTCGGGTAAGATTGGCTCTGTTGGTGTAGGATCGTGAAGGTCTTGCCAATTAAGAATGATGAGACTTATTCTTGGTTATTGCAAAAGCATTATGCAAAGCGCATACCACAGATTATGTATGCTTTTGGTTTATATGATGACGAACATCTTGTCGGTGTAGTTACCTATGGGATACCAGCAAGCCCTGCGCTATGTATGGGAATCTGTGGCAAAGAATGGTCTGATAAGGTTTTAGAATTAAATCGTTTATGTTTGCAAGATAACACTAAAAATCAGTCTAGTTTTCTTGTATCTAATTCTATAAAACTGCTACCAAAACCAACCATCGTGGTTTCTTACGCTGATACTGGTCAAGGTCATGTTGGCTATGTATACCAAGCTACAAACTTTTTATATACTGGTCTGTCTGCAAACAGAGTTGATTGGACTGTAAAAGGACTAGAGCATAAACACAGTAAAACATTGTCCGATGGGATGACATTAGAAAGCATTAAAGAAAAATATGGAGATGACTTTTACTACACAGAAAGAAGTAGAAAACACAGATACATATTCTTTCATGGAACAAAACAACATAAGAAATTGTTAAAAAGTTTACTTAAATATAATATAGAACCTTACCCGAAAGGAGATTCAAAGAAGTATGACTCAGGAAGTAGAGTTGAAACACAAGCACTCTTATTCGAATGAATATAGAGTTCAATGTGCTGTAAGACAGTTGTTAATTTGGAGAGCAGATTGGGGTCTGACAAAGTGGAGAAAGTATTTATCAGACCATACGATAGATAAAGACCTATTAATCCTGTACGGAGAACAATGGTCTAAAGGGAATAAAGGGGAATGGGGAAAATGGATATAGATCCAACAAAAGCAGTAGAGTACATTATGAAATACTCAGGAGATTTTGCTAAAGCCAAGGCAAACAGAATCTACCTAGAGAACTTTCTAAAGTCTAAGCGTAGTATTCTTATGTCAAAGTCATCAGCTAAGTCTGTCGCAGCAGCCGAGGTAGATGCCTATGCAGACCCAGAGTATATAGGGCTACTAGATGGCTTAAAAGAGGCTGTGGAGTGCGAGGAGAAGATTAAGTGGATGCTGACCGCAGCACAACTAAAAGTCGAGATATGGCGCAGTCTAGAGGCTACAAATCGATCTGTAGATAATCATGCTCGATAGCGACTTTGTCTACATCTGGGCATTGATTGTGTTTCTCATAGTTTACATTTCTATACGGATTGGTACACAATAGTGGACTCTACAAACTACAACTTACACCTTAAAAAGTACAACGAGATGCTAAAGACAGCACACCATTTATCTCAGTTGCTAAAGAAAACAAGAGAAGAAAATGAATACCTTAGAAAATGTATAGAAACAAAAAACTCCTAGAAGTTGCTAGACTATTACCATGTCAGATATGTGGGATAGAAGATGGAACTGTCGTGGCTGCACATTCCAACCAGTTACGAGATGGCAAAGGTCGTGGACTTAAAAGCTCCGATGTACGCATTGCCAGCCTCTGTTTTTGCTGCCATGCGGAAATCGACCAGGGAAGCAAACTCTCGAAAGAGTCAAGGATTGAGATGTGGGAACAGGCGCACCGCGCAACTATTGGTGAACTTTTTGAACGGGGACTTGTTGTAGTTAAGTCATAACTCTAGGGGATCAAACCCTAGGGACTCTGATACTAACTTAGCTCTGTATCTAAAAGTCTTATCGTGCTTAGTCCAAGCACAAGTAGAAGTGTTCCACCTACTAGCGTGGATACATTCATGCGCCATGGTTCGGATAGCTGTTTCTAAAAAGCCATTTCTAGCTGCTGATATTGTAATGATGTGTTCATACTTGTCTG